CGGGAACAACTCCTCCATGAACGCCTCGACCAGCTTCTCCTGCTGCTCCTCGCTGATCGCATTGCGCGCCGGCTTCTTGCGCGTCCCCGCCCGCGTCTTCGCGTTGCGGTTCTCCACCGCCGGATTCAGATCCGCCTCGTTCCCATCCTTCGAATACTTCTTCACCCGCGCCAGGCGTTCCATCTGGCGCGTCAGAAGGTCAATTTCCTTGTAATCCTTCCCTTCCTTTTCCGGCTTCGCCACCAGCTGGATCAAGCGCGCCTCGATCGACGATTCCACCCGTTGCACCGGATCAAAGTCGTCCCACTTATCCCGCCGTTTCCACGAATGCACCGTGGACACCTTCTCCACCACGTGCTCCGCGATGCGCGCAATCCGCCACCCCTGCCAGTACAGGTCGCGTGCACGCCGTCGCGGATCCAACTCCTGCGCCAGCACCGAAACATCGGATAAGTCAGTCATGGGAGCCGAGACTACACGCGCGCGCGAAGCCGGGCCGCAGGCTATGGCTGTAAGCCATCTGCTTACAACCGCCGCTAATTGATCATAGGCGGGCGGTGCTTGAAACTGGCTCGGTCATCGGAACAACCGAACAACTCGCCCAGCCACCCACGAGGACCGAACCATGCCCATCTCCAAACCCTTCGTCATCGCCACCGAAGGCCCGACCGTCGACGGCCGCAACATCAGCCGCCAGTGGATCGCCGACATGGCGAAGAACTACGACCCCAAGGTCTACACCGCCGTCGCCAACCTCGAACACTTCCTGTCCTCGTTACCGGATGGCATCTTCAAGGCCTACGGCAAGGTTGTCTCCCTATCAACTCAGGAGAACGAGCTGATGGGCGAGAAGAAGCTGCAGCTCCTGGCTGTCGTCGACGCCAGTGAAGAAATCGTCGCGCTGCAGAAAAAGGGGCAGAAGGCCTTCAGCTCCATGGAGGTGCTCAACAACTTCATCGGCAAGGGCGTCGCGTATCTGACCGGTCTCGCCTTCACCGACTCGCCATCCTCGCTCGGCACCGAGTCTATGCAGTTCAGCCTCGGCGGTACCACCGGCGAACGCTTCGCCAGCCAGAGCGAAACCGGCATCGAGTTCGAAGAACCGGCTCCGGCCGCCAGCCTAGGCGACACCCTGTTCACCAAGATCAAGGACATGCTCAAGATCGGCCAGAAAGACGCCGACACCCGCTTCTCCGACCAGGCCAACGCCATCGAAGCCATCGCGGAGAGCCAGAAGACCCTGCTCGAAGGCTTCGCCCGCATCGAAAAGGAAATGGCCGGCCTCGGCACCACCGTCAAGCTCAATGCCGACGCCATCACCGCGCGCAAGGGAGAAATCGAAGCCCTGACCGCCACCATCAACAAAACCCCGGACGGCAGCCAACAACGCCCGCCGGCCGCTGGTGGAGACGGGCAGATCAAGACCGACTGCTGACCGCCAACCCCGCAAGCACCGACCCGCCACCGCCCACACGAAACCACCGGAGAAACACACATGCGTAACGACACCCGAATTCTTTTCCACGCCTACTGCGCCGCTGTCGCCAGCCTGAACGGCGTCGCCTCGGCCAGCGAAAAGTTCACCGTATCGCCGTCTGTACAACAGACCCTGGAAGAAAAGCTTCAGGAAAATTCCGATTTCCTGTCCAAGATCAACAACATTGGAGTTACCGAACAGCAAGGCGAGAAGCTCGGCCTTGGCATCGGCAGCCCCATCGCCAGCACCACAGACACGACGGTCGCCGACCGCGTGCCGACCGACCCCACCACGCTGGACGGACAGGGTTACATCTGCACTCAGACCAACTTCGACACCGCAATCCGCTACCAGAAGCTTGACGCCTGGGCAAAGTTCAAGGACTTCCAGATCAAAATCCGCAACGCCATCCTCAAGCGCCAGGCGCTGGACGTCATCACCATCGGATTCAACGGCACCAGCCGCGCCGCCACCAGCAACAAAGCCACCAACCCTTTGCTGCAGGACGTAAATATCGGATGGCTGCAGAAATACCGGGCCAATGCCACGGCGCGCGTGCTGGATGAAGTATTCGCCGGATCCAACAAGGTCCAGGTCGGCGACGCGATCGACCTCGCCCACGGCTACAAGAACCTTGACGCCCTTGTCTACGACGCCGTCAACAACATGATCGACCCATGGTACCGCGAGGACACCGAACTCGTCGCCATCATGGGGCGCGACCTGTTGGCCGACAAGTACTTCCCGAAGATCAACGTCAACCTGGCACCGACTGAAACTCTCGCAGCCGACATCCTCATCAGTCAGAAGCGCGTCGGCGGTCTGCAGGCTGCTCGGGTCCCCTACTTCCCCGCCAACGCCATCCTGGTCACCCGGTTCGACAACCTCAGCCGATATTTCCAGGAAGGCGCGCGCCGCCGCACCATCGTCGACAACGCTAAGCGCGACCAGATCGAAAACTACGAATCGTCCAACGACGCTTATGTCGTCGAAGACTACGGTCTGGGCTGCCTCGTCGAAAACATCGAAATCGCCTAACCCCACCTGGAGACGTCATCCCGGCGCAAGCCGGGATCCGGACGCCCGCGCACAGACCACTGAAAAGGAGTGTCATGACCAGCCCCGCCAAACGCCACTTCCAGCGCCACGCCGCGGCGCTGCCCGAGGAAGACCGCGCCTACGACAAAGCCGCCGCCAACCAATACGAGCTCATGCTCGCCAAACTCGCCGAAGACAAACGCCGGCTCAAAGACCTCCAGTCCATCGAGCGCAAGATCGACGTCAAACGCCAGCTGCTGCCCGAATACCAACCGTGGATTGAAGGCGTCATCCAGGGCGACACCGGACAGCAGGACGACGTCTTCATGACCGTCCTCGTCTGGACCATCGACACCGGCGACCTCGAAGCCGCCATCCCGCTCGCCGACTACGCCATCCGGCACAAGCTCGCCATGCCGGACCAGTACAAGCGCACCACCGCCTGCGTCATCGCCGAAGAAGCCGCCGACATCGCCCTCAAGGGCACCGCGGTCCCCTTCGCCTTGCTGCAAGCCGTTGCCGCGCTCACCGCCGACCACGACATGCCCGACGAAGTCCGCGCCAAACTGCACAAGGCCATCGGCTACGCCCTGCGCGACGCCGGGCAACTCGCCGAAGCGCGCGAACGCCTCGCCTACGCCCTGCAGCTCCACGCCAAGGTCGGCGTCAAGAAAGACATCGAACGCCTCGACACCCAACTCAAGAACTCCGCCGGCGCCCCGGAGGGCACCGGCTGACACCGGGCGGACCCCGCAGCCGTGCGGCTCGGGAGGCTAACCGGCCTTTCCTCCTTTCACCGGTTCTGCCTCCCGACCACCGCACCCTCACCGACAAGCCAGCAGCCATGAACAACGCACCCGAACTGCTCACCCTCGACAGCGCCATCGACCACCTCGTCGAACACCGCCGTCAGCACCCCGAGCACCGCGGCTACCACATCGAAATTCGCCACTGCCTGCTCGCCCGTCCGCCCCAGACCCTCACCCACGACGACGCCACGCACACCGTCATCCTCGTCGGCGTCCCCGCCCGCTAACCCCAACGCAACAGGAGCCCCCATGCGCAAACTGCTCAACCTCGCCGCCGCCTTCCTGATCGGCCTCACCCTCTCCGCCATCGCCAACGCGGGTGCTATCACCGACTACGGAGAAAACAAACTCATCGACGCCATGATGCGCGGCCAGTCGATCGGCGCCCCCGCCAATTGGCATGCCGGCCTCGACACCGTCGCCTGCAACGAAGCCGGTGGCGGCACCGAAGTCACCGGCGGCAGCTACGCCCGCATCGCCATCCCCGCCACTCTCGCCGCCTGGGCGGGAACCCAATCGGCCGGCAGCACCACCGCATCGACCGGATCCAGTGCCACCACCAGCAACAACGCCCTGATCACCTTCCCCACGCCCACGGCCAACTGGGGACAAGTCGTCAGTTTCCGGCTCTGGGATGCCGCCACCGGAGGCAACGCCTGGCTCTGCCAGACGCTGGTCTTGCCCAAGACCGTCAACAACGGCGACGACCCGCCGAAGTTCAACGCCGGCAGCCTGACCATCCAGATCGACAATTAAAGCGCTGACATGACTCCAGCCCAGCAAGCCGCGCTTGAGAGCCTCGTCGGCCGCGCGCTGACCGCCGACGAGCAGGGCGCGATCGAGCCGCACCTCGAGGCACGCAACGACGTGGCCATCGCCGAGATCCTCTCGACCGGCCGCGTCAAACGCGTGCCCACCGATGTCGGCAACGGCACGATCCTCGAAACGATCGGCCTGGCCGCAGGCAATGCGCTGCTCGACGTCATCAACCAGGCCGCCGAGTTCCGCCACGTCAAGCCGTTGCTCGAACAGGGACGGCTGCGCGTCGACTCCGCCCTGGTGCGCGCCACGCTCGACGGTCTGGTACCGGCCGTATTGACTGCCGAGCAGGCGCAGGCGCTCAAGGCGCTCGCCGAGCAGCCGGATCCGATCCACTACAACGCCGTCAGCGATGTCCTCAACATCGCCGAAGGGCGGCTGACGCTCGGAGGCTGAGATGAGCGGCGAGACCATCCTCAAGTTCGGCACCCCGAAAGCCCTTGAAGCGAACGGTTCGAGCATCGCCAACAACGCGCTGGCGCAAGCGGATGACGCGAGCTATGGCGTGGTCGCCGACGGCGCCCACTACCCTCACGCCAAGTTTGTTTTCTCGGGCGCATTTGCCACCGCGCCGACGGAAAACACCGTGCTTGGCCTGTACGCCAGGCCATTGAACATCAAATCGACGAACGACAGCGACGCCCCGGAAACAACCCGTCCGACGGTGATGATCGGTGCCTTTGTGGTGAATAACGTCACGACCATGCAGTACATCGAACTGCTGGCCGAGGACGTGCCCTGGGAGGCGGACTATTACATCCACAACTATGGCACCGGACAGACGCTGTCCGCCGGATGGACGCTGGATGTGACGCCGTACACCACGGCTCCGGCGGCGTAGGGACAGAACGTCATGGGCGCCATCACCCGGATAAAGCCGCACACACGCGGATTACTGTCGGTCATTGTTCCGGGAGAGTGGGTCGATCCAGTCTCAAAACGAGTGTTGTCGGTCGTCGGTGGTTCAACGAACAGCGGCCGGGTTCGCCCTTCTATGTCCGGAAAATGCGTGCGTATGGAGGGCGGAACCTACATCGCCTCGCGCCATCCGGAGAGTGCTCCGAAGTTCACGTTGGTATCGTTTTTCCGGCGCATATCCGGTGGAACGTCATACACCTACATCGCCAACACTCGTGGCGCGAGTGAGTACGGCTACGGTGCTTCGCTGAATTACGTTTCGGCGACGTCGACCTATGCCCTTGAAACGCGTTCGCAGAGCGGAACCTCTGTCATCACTGCATCGAGCGGATTGGAAGTCATCAATGTGCCAACCGTGCTGGTGGGCACCTACGACGGAACCAACGGTGCGTTGTACAAGGACGGGTCGCAGATAATCGCCCCCACCGCGATGCCGTATTACACACAAGGCCCCTTGAAAAACTTGCGCATCGGCGCCGACCCCGGCAACTACGGCATGCTGCAAGAGAACTACATCACGGCACTTTTCGGTCGTGTGCTGTCCGACGAGGAAATTTTCGACCTATCGCTCAAACTGCGGAGTTCTCGCGATCCGTGGCAGGTATTCCGGCGTCGTAGGCACCAGGCGTTCGTCAGTCTGGGCGCGCCCGCCGGCGCCGACCTCGAAGCCCACGCCCAAGCCGAAGCCACCGCCAGCGCAAACCTCACCCTCGCCGCCACCCTTGACGGCCTGGCGCTCGCCGTGGCCACCGCCACCGGCGACCTCACCACCCAGATACCGCTCGACGTAGCGGCTGTCTCCATCGCCACGGCCTCGGGCGAGCTGCTCACCGGCATCAAGCTCTCCGCCGCTGCGTTGGCCAACGCGCTGGCGACCGGCGACCTCACCGCCCAGATCCGCCTCAACGGCTCAGCGCTGGCCCAGGCGGCTGTCTCCGCCGGCCTCACCAACGCCATCCTGCTCGAAGGCCACGCCGCCGCGTCCGCCACCGCCACCGCCGACCTCAGTGCCGGATCCGATGGACTCGAAGCCGACGCGCACGCCCAGGCCTCCGCCACCGCCGACCTCACCACCCAGATCCGCCTCGCCGCCCACGCCGTTGCACAAGCCACCGCCAGCGCAGCCCTGTCCACCGCCTCTGGCAGCCTCGCCGTTGACGCCAAAGCGCAAACCGCCGTCATCGCCACGCTCACCGCCAGCATCCGCCTGTCGGGCAACGCCGCGGCGCAGTCCGGCGCCAGCGGCATCCTCACCACCCGGATACCGCTCACCGTTGCCGCCCTGGCCAACGCCATCGCCACCGGCACCCTATCCACGGCCATCCTCCTGTCCGCCAACGCGGAGGCGCAGGCCTCCGCCTCCGGCATCCTCACCGACGCCACCGAACCGGCCCCGGCCGTGCCGTACCACCTCATCACACGGGTCCGGCGCACCACCCGCCTCGCGTGTCGCGCGGCCCGCCTTGTGCCGCTCGCCCACCGCAGCCGCCGCCTGACCCCCATCACCCACCAGGTGACGCATGTCTGACACCGATTACCTCGTCGGCGAAACCGCCCGCATCGAAGCCCTCATCACCGATATCGACGGCGCTCCGCTCGACCCCCCCGCGCTGCGCCTGCGCCTGCTGCGTCCCGACCGCAGTACCGACGACATCACCGGAAACGCCCTCATCAAGGACGGCGCCGGCAGCTACCACTACGACCTTCCACTGACCGCCCACGGGCGCTGGTACTACCGCTGGGACGCGGGCACCCCGCCCACCGGCGCCGGCGAAGGCACCCTCAACGTCCAACCGAGCCGCTTCCCATCATGACCGGATTCATCGTCACCGCCCCGGCGCAGCCGGAAACGGAAACCCCCATCGTCAGCGGCCCGTTCTGGCCCGACGTCGACCCCGCCCAGATCCGCGACGCCCAGCGCATCGACAACACCGTCACCCCGGAACGCCTGCGCATGGCCCTCATCGAAGCCATCGCCACCACCAACCACGCCCTGCGCGCCTTCCGCGAAGCCCAGACCGCGCTCGGCTACGCCACATTAAGCGCCGTTCCCGCCGACAAAATCGACGAAATAAGCCTTCTCGTGCATCGCTACCTGCGCGCCGTCGGCTGCCTGGCCAAAGCCCTGCTGCTCGAACGCCTGCGCGACTTCGACGCCACCGGCAAGGGCGACAAAAAAGCCGACACCCTCACCGACCCCATCGACGACTGCCGGCGCGACCACCTGCACGCCATCGCCGACATCGCCGGCCAGCCGCGCACCGTCGTGGAGCTCATCTGATGATCGTCACCGCGCTCCAGGGCGACAGCATCGACAGCCTCTGCTACCGCCACCTCGGCAACAGCGACGCCGTCGAAACCGTCCTGGACAGCAATCCCGGACTCGCCGCCCTCGGCCCCATCCTGCCCATGGGCACCCGCGTCACCCTGCCCGACAGCGCCGCGACCACCGCAAAACAAAAAACACTCATCCAACTCTGGGACTGACATGGAGCCAACCACCAGCACCGCCGCCACCGTCACCGCCGCCGGACTCACCATCCTCGGCGTCACCACCGGGCTGCATCCCCCGATCCTGCTGGCCGGGCTGTTCGGCGGCCTGATCGCCATGTCCTACCATCCCCCGTCCGGCGTCCTCGCCCGCGTCCTCTTCATGGCCGGATCCTCGCTCATCGCCGGCTATGTCGCCCCCGCCGCCGCGGCGATTGCCGCCTCCGCCGCCGCCAGCCTCATCCCCTGGTGGCCGCGCGACATCACCCGCGACGTCATGCAATACCCAACCGCCTTCCTGATCGGCTTCCTCGGCCTGCGCTGGCTGCTCCCGGCTCTCCTGCGCCGCGCCGAAAAACTCGAGGGAGAACACTGATGCACACGCTCTCCGCCCTGTATGACCTCGCCGACATGGCCGCGCAGGCGCTCGCATTGATCCTGTGCGGCATCATCCTGATGCGTGCCGAACCGGCACTCAACCGCATGGGCAAGCGCTCCCCGCCGTTCCTGGTACGCCTCGCGTTCGCCCTGCTCGTCACCGGCGCTATCGCCGGGATCATCGCCATCCTGGCCGGTACCGTCCCTGACCGGCACACCCTCATCCTCCTCGCCGGAACCGCCGCGCTCACCGTGTGCGAACGCCGCGTGAGGATCCTCAGCGGCACCCACTCACGGAAAGGACT